GTCCCGTTCTGACCAAATGACAACTCGTGTCAGATGGTGCGTTTCTCACACAAATGCATACCTCTAACCTCAAACCTGAGGGAGCCGAAATGCAAAATTGCGTATAGTATTGAAGATCCCGATGATTCTGTTCAATGGGAACAGATTCTTCGGGTCTTGGTACGAAGCGTCCGGTTGGGCCTCCCCGAAAAGGAGACCATCAGCTGGACATACGATCATGAGACCCTCTGGAGTCCTTGCTTAAGGGACACCAGAGGTTTCAAAGTGGATTTGTTCCGGTGTAATAAGGAGACTTTTGTTAGTCTTCTTGCTACCCGGACATACTGGTACAAAAGATTACCGTCAACCGGGAGACTCAAAGTCAAAAGACTTAGTGAATCCCGGTCCGGTAGGCATCATCTCAGAGACATTTTAAACACCGTTGATGGAGTTTTAATGTCAATGATTTTCGCTTTTCCTGAGATGTTCCTGAGTGAGGGCTACGCCCTCTCAGACAGGATCACCTCATCAATCATGATGAATTGCTTTCACAACTACTCCAGATTTCAAAAGAATCTGAAGAAGGTGAGGAAGACCGTCAAACATTCAATGTTATCGAAGCACACCGTTGAGGTGAGCTACGACGACTTGAGAGATATGTCATTCTTGGTCCGACCAATCCAGTGCTTTAACGCACTGGCCGAGTCGTCGTCCAAGGAGAAGATGTTCAGAGTTGCTATGTTCTGCCAGACCCGTGCTACGGGACTTGCAGGCAAGGAGCAAGTGGAGGAATCGATCCAGGACTTCATTTCTGCGGCTACGCAGGAACGCAAGTTCGAACCTAACGAACTGCTAGAGCAGTGCATCGAGGAAGTGACTGATGATTTGATCAGCAGGCCCTACCTCGGCACTAACCCTGAATTCAAGATCTCTATGAGCACTTCCGCTTGTCGGGAGAGCTCAAGAGAGAATGAAGGAAAATTCGGATTCCTGAAAACTTTGGTTCGCGACAGCGAGGTCCATATCCCACCCTTGAGGGATGGTGTTTCAGGAACACTTGGCAAGTGGCTCTGGCCCGAGGCAGCTGAGAAGCTGCGCTCGGGCGATGAGTCCGTAATGGAAGTGAACATCGCGGCTGTCCGTGAAAACGGAAAGGCGCGTGTAATCACAAGCGGGTCATTTTGGAAGGACGTGGCTTTACAACCGTTTAGCCACATCACACTCCATATGATAAAACAATTCGATAATCTACGATCCGGACTCAAAGCCAGTCGGCTTGGGTGGCGGTTCATAGAAAAGATCATTCGTGAGCCCAACGACCGGGGACGAGTTAACTGGATATTTGACAAGAAACCAGTTTACTTGTACACCTCGGATTGGGCGAAAGCTACTGACGCTCCCAGCCCAGAAATGGGCTGGAGAGTGACAGGAACTCTTCTTCGAAAGGCTGGCCTAGACGAGGACTCCTTGGCAATTGTCAAGAAGTACTGGTTGGGACCAAAGAAGCTAATGCTCAGAGGAAAGCACGTCGGAACCCTGGTTAACGGGATTCCGATGGGCGATCCGCTTACAAAGACGAATCTATCACTTGCACACCCTATCTGCGATAGGTATGCACGGTACAAAACCGGCGCTCTCTCCCGTGAGGAAGGGAACGGTGATGACACAGTTGCTATATCAGACCATCCTCTTTATGGGTTTTACCATTTAGAGGCGGCCATGATGCTTGGTTATGAGTGCAGTCCCCAGGATGACGTGACAACGACAGACTGGGGAACGTACGCTGAGGAATGGTTCCATCTCCCAACTTCGAACATTAACACGACGAAGTGGGGAAATAGGTTCAAGAATTCTTTGCTATTGCCTTACCTAGACACCCCCAAGATCAGGGTGTGTATAGGAACGCAAAAAGACCGGATTGACTTCTCGTCTGATCCAACAGGGAAAGTTACACTGTTGGGTCATGACCAGGAGTATTTCAAGCATTCTGATCCTGGGCCGCACCACACGATATATTCTATCGCGTCTGCGTTCCAGGACATATGTCTATCGACGATTGACGACCACCGTCCTCTGTTCTTACCGAGGCAGGTGAATGGTGTAGGGAAACCTCCACCACAGTGGTCAGTCGAATCTTGGATGAATATCATCTCGAGATGTAGGACTTGGCACGCCAAGTACTACGTCCAGGTGATGAAAGAGTTTATCGAAGGAACTCAAGGTATCACTGGTTACAGAGGTACCCTGAAGGAAAGCAACCACTTCTCGTCAGAGACGATGGTTGAAATCTTCGAAATTCCAAAAGATGATCCAATCAGGAGGCTAATTGCGGTGTTCCGTGAGGACCACCACAAATGGCCGCCTGGGGTCCTTCAAAAGCTCGTCACTCTGGGATATTTGATTCCAGAGAGCAAGCTCGCGAAGTACTATCTATTTCAAGAAAGGCTTGAAGGCCTCGAGCAAGACACTAAACGTGACTTATTCGAGGTAGTCAAAGCCGAAATGATCAAGTTACCCAATCTCGACTCTCCTGAAGATACAAGGAGAGTCGTGAAAAGGTTTGTTCGAGAGTTCAGGGACTATCCCTTCCTTCTGAAAGGAAGAAGGGAAGAAAACCTGTATGTTTCACAAGCGATCGAGGGATTAGAAAAGGGGAACCCGTTAACGGTTCCTCATGACTTTCCGCTCATTCGCAAATTCTGCAAGAGAGTTAGACCATCCACCCCTTACGAGGAGGATGGGCTGATACTCTACCAATGGTTCATGGGGGCTTTCAGGATGATCACCAAGGGTGAACGTCCTGATCCCCCACCTACGGATATTATCGAGGACGACCCCGTGATGATCCAAAAGATCAACGCGGGTGGCTCGGATGTCTACCTGTTAGTAACAGATGACATCAAACTTTATAGACTATGTCTAAACAAGTTCCCCGATACATGGATATTTCAAGTTAGTCCGCTCCAGTACCTCCAATCAAACACACGTTTGATTCAGGAACTGGGGCAGGACGCAGACTACGACGAGGCGCTGACCAAACTCTTTCACAAGGAGTTTGGACAGTCAAACTTCACAGTGGAGGCCTTGATTGACAAGGGCTCCGTTGAAAGCTACCTCAACAAATTTTTCGAGGCCGAAGGGGGGGTCTACTGGCAAACAGTAGGCATCCCCTGGCGCAAGGATATCAAACGTTCAAACATGGAGAGGAAACCGAGACACGGATTCATCACCACGCCTGAAACTGCAAGCTTTGAAGAGTTACGATGGCCTCTCTCTTTCATGAAGAGGGAGACCTATCTAACCTTTAAGAAATCAGTATCCGCATGACCCCCTTTACCGAAGCAAAGGTGAGGGTTGTGGACATGTGGGACGAACTCACTACAGCCAGCGAACGGCTAAGGGCGAACTTTCGCTCAAGCCCGACGTTCGGTTGTACGGCTCCCG